GAGGTTTATATTCTGCGGCTGTGTATCAACCGTCAAGTGGTATCAGATCTTCTTGATTTCTTCGTCGATGTATTGGTCAACGATTGCCTCGATGACCTTTTGGTCTTTCTGATTGACGCCGAGGAACATGCGGCCGTCGTCCTCGTTCCATCCCGCTTTCGCAATTTCGCCGGCGGATACCCCTACTTCCATCGAGCCGTCAGCAAGGTCCTGCCGGTGCAGTGATTGCATCATCTTGCCGGTCTTCGTGAGGTTGACGTTGCGGTTCGACTGCCCTTTCTTATATCCGGGCGAGTACGGCTTGAACGCTTTCTCATCAGCATCAATACCGTCGCTTTGCGTGCGCTTGCGTATCTCGCCGACAAGATATGTTCCGATTTTATCAAATAGCTTTTTCGTTTCGCGGAACGGGTCGCCGCCTTTGAAGTCGTGGGTGATTTGCACGTCCATTATTCATCCCTGCGTGCACGGCGTTCTTCAAGTATCGCATTCGCTTCATCCCGCGCCGCTTGCCGTGCTGCAAAGTCTTCTTCGCTCTCACCCTCGCGCTGCACCGCATCGGATACGCTATCGACCACACCTACCCATGAATGCCGGCAGTTATATCCGCCGCCCTCAGTGAATGCGTCGCCGTCTTGGTCATTCTTGAGCGCTTTCACTTCGTCAATTGATAATGTCTTGCCTACCCATTTGCGGCAAAAGTCGCGCGTCTTATCGTCATCGGGACCGACGTATTCATACTCGGTGAATCCAGCATTCTGCGATGTCATGTTGTTGACGGTCCGGTGGAAGTCCATGTATGCCGTATTCAGATACGTATACGCGTATTTCTGCAGGGGGCTTCCTTCCAGCGCCGCAGATACGGCTGCAACGCCGCTTTCGATGCTTACCGGTGTCAGGAGTGAGTTCGCCATGCTCTTGTATATGGCCTCCGTGGCATCGGTGGCGAGCTTTTGGAACATCGACAGATCTGTCTTGATAAGCTCCTGCAGCACCTTCCGGTCAACGGGTGAGAACGTAATGCCGGGAACGACATCGCCGTACACCGCATGGATGTCGGTGACGATGTTGCCGTAATAGCCGAGTGCGTTGTCAACGGCCGTGTAATATCCGGCCTCTTTCATGAGCCGCTGCATCTGCGTTTTTAGTTCGAGTGCAAATTCAAGGTCTACCGTTGACACTTTCTTTTGCGCGGCAAAGTCCACAAGCATCTTGTTGACCTTACTGCGCAGGAGCTTGGACACGGCGGTTATCTGCTTCTCGAATTGTTCCGCGATGATTTCAAGCTCTTTGTTCTGCTCTACGAGCGAGCGTGCGAGACTATGCCCCGGGGGCGGCGGAGAGGCCATTATTCAACTGCCGCTGCGCCTGCCGCATCGTTTATGGCATCAAGCGCCGTATTCACACCGCCGGTTATGGCTTCCGTGTTGTTCTTTGCGCCGTCGTTCACGCTCTTATTCGTGTCGTACTTGTCCTGCGCCTGTTTTTCGTCAAGGTCGGGATTGTCTTCGCGTATGAAGTCAATCTCGGTCTTCATGTTATGCGCAAGCTCGAATTCGCGGTGCTTGTCAACGTCAAGCGGATTTTCTTCCGGCACGTAGTCGCCGAAATCGATGGAAAATACAGCGGTTTCGTCTATCTTGGATGCGAAATGCGTATTGTTGACAACGCGTATGATCTCCGCAAGCTGTCCTTCGTACACGCGGAAGAACTTTTTCAGTGCGGCGATGCGCTTGAGTTGCCCCTCTTTCTTCACCTTGAGCTTGTACCCGCTTTCGGCGGACCCGCTGCGATTGAACGATTCGAGGGATAGCCCCTCGCTGTTGAGCGCCCGCTCTATCTTACCGACCAGAACGTTCTTCTCGAACATATCGAGGCGGCCTTGCATATCAAGCACGGATACCGATGCGCCCTCGCCCTGCACCTTGAATACATGCATCGGGTCGAGTAGCTGTTCATTCGATGCCTTGACATCGGCGTTTCCGGTGATGGCAAGCTGTTTCAGCGACAGTACTTTCGCGTAATAGTTGAACAGCGTGGACAGCACGCCAACTTGCTTCTGTGCGCTGTACATCTTGTTCCCGCCGGTGCCATCCCAGATCGTGCGAGCGTTGTATTTCTTATGGCAGATAACGAACGGTATAAGATACTCACCGTTCTTCAGCTTGTACGGGTTCTCATCTTTCGGGTTCTCAGGATTGTAGATGCGTATGAAATTGGAATCCATCTTGAAATGGTTCCCGTAGATGTCCCAGTACACATAATTGCGCTCGGTGGTGAAATTGGCTGCCTGCGTATTGACAGCGGCGTTATTCGTCGAATCGGTGAGAATGACCTCGTACATCAGCGCCTTTATCGCGAGCGGGTCGTCATCGCGCTGCCATACCGTTACGTAATCGGACGGCATGATGTCGATGCATATCTTGTCCCCGCGCGGGATAACGCCGACGACGTATTCATTCAGTGCGAACGTGCCTTTGCATGCTTCGTCCATGATTAAGTCAATCGGGAGCGTGTTCATGATCTCAACGTATCGCTTGTCATCTTCCGTGGCACCGTCTTTGCGAAACTTGCGCACGGCCTCGTACTGGTATACGCCGCCTGCAATTTCTTCGGTAATGAACTGCACAAGGTTGATGCTGTCATCAACGAGCAGCTTGATTGATTCGTATGTCTCTTTGACAAACTGCGTTTTCAGCTCATCGATTATCAGATGCTTAAAATCGTCGTCGAGATAGTATCGGCGCGTCTGCACATCAAGCTTTCGCGATACTTCAGCGTGCGACTTCATATTATCTATCACTTGCGCGATAAGTTTTTCAGATTCTACGGACATATTCATACCTCTTTGTTTGCGATACTGGCTAACGTCTGTTTTGACACTGTTGCTATGAAGTTGTTTAGCCGATGATGTGACGGGTGATCATTGGTCGATGCCATGGCTTCATGTACATCGGAACGTGAGCGAGATATGTATCGGCTTTCTTGTCGTTGGTGGATACCATCAAAACTGAACGCACTTGAAAAAGGGATGACATCGTTAAATGTTTTTGCCATTATTTAATGTACTCTTGGCGGCTTCCGACGGTATCGCACTGGTAATGCATATCAAGCCCGAGGATATAAATATCGTTCGTGTTGTATGGCTGCAATGATGCGGCCACGCGCTTAACAGTACCCATAAGTATGCTGGATACACCGCCCTGATCTGCGGTCGGCGCAATGTCTGCAAATCCAAGCACTTTATGCGATAAGGCAAGCGCGTTTTGAAATGACAGCTTCGTATTTAATTCGCTCTGTTCTGACGGAAATGTTTTATTGATATTGGTCCACGTATAACGGAAATCAACGGCAACATTGTAATTCAATGCGCCGATGGCCTTTTTGTTGACAAGGTGTATGTGTGGAGAGATAATGCTTGACGCATAGATGTCGTGATTGAATTGCACGGCAAAATGTATCTCATCGTTAACGTCAAAACGATAGGCAAATATATTTGCGGTAAGCGCGTCAAATGTGAGCGCAGTGCCGCCCGTGCGGAATGATGTCGCCGGAACCATTGAATCGCGCCATACACGCGCAGCACCATTGAATCGCAACGTGCCGGCCGCTTCAATCTCACTATAGTCTGTGCCGTCTGCATCTCCGATGCGCGTCGTGCTATCACCTTGCACAGCAATTGTCTGTACTGCGGCATTATCATCTGCGGCAATCTGCCGATGCATAAGCGCATGGTCCATTTCGTTCATCAAAGTAGTTGCGAGCGGTTGTTGAACAGCCATGCGGGAATAATCAGGCGTTATGTATCACGCGTCAAGACACTATCGCGCGTTTCGGATTAAATCTGTTTGTTGTGAAATAATAGAACGATGTCCCACCGTGGCTGTATTCGTCATGGTTCGGTAGAGCCCCCGGCTGCACCTTGCCGTCCTTGTCTGTGGGAAAGCTCCAGTTCTCAATGCACTCTACCGTGCGCGGGCATTGCTGGTCATTAATGCGGATATACGGCATAACCGCGTTCGCATGGTCAATCATCTCGTGCGGTCGAAAGTTCGTCACGTATCGCGTATCGAATCCGGCCTGCCGCATCAACGACACCCACGATTCGAGCTTCGCATCACGGGCGACGCCTGCGGGGTCCACTGCATGCGCGATGTCCGGCTTATACGGACGCGCCTTGATGATGTCCACGTAATAACTCAGCGGCTTGTTATGGTCCACAAGCTCATCGATGATGTTCACTATGCCTCCGAAAGGATTGTTCGGCACCGGCACGATCTGATACCAGATGATAAACGCCTCAGACGGTGATACACCGAAATCCCATGAACACCACGTTTCGAGGTTCGGGTTATACGGTATCGGCGCATCCACGTGATTGACGGCGCGGTCAAACCGGAATACCTGACCCTGAAAGTTATCGCACCATATCCCTTCCCAGAAGCGCCGATAGTTCATCCCTGTGAGGCGCTGCAATGATTCAAGGTACTGCGGGGACAGGTTTGCGGCGTTGTCCATCGGGTGAAAGTATAGCCGCCCTATCTTCGCGCGTTCACCATCCGGTATGCGCGTGCGGTCGGGATATACCCCCTCGATGAAATATCGATGGAGCCAGTGCCCAGGATTGCGGGGGTTGCAGTCGAGCAGGAACTTCAATGCCGCCGCTGACAGCTTCGGGTCCCAGTTCAAGCGTGTTTTCAGCCGCCCGAATTCGTCAAAGCTCGCGTCTGTAGCCTCGTTCAGCCATATGTCAGCCCACTCCTGTCCAAGGATAGCGTCCATGTGCTGTGCGTTGTCGAACCCTCCCGCCCATATCGATGAGCCATTGACGAACTGAATCCGGTGCGAGCCGGTGCCGCGCCCGACCTCCTGCGCTATACCCTTGAAATGCGTATTCAGCATCGGCACAAGCGTCTGGTCCCATACCGATGCGATACATGAGCTTTTCGACTTCCTGCACACAAGCCGGCGCGTGTTCGGGTACTTGGCCGATTTGAGAATGTAGTATCGCGCGAAATCGACGGTTTTCCCGCTACGGGAACCACCGTCAAACAGTATTTCCGACTTTGTGGTATCGTTTATCAGCGCGAGGCCTTTGCGCTGCTTCTCGGTATAGGCGAATGCCATTATACGTTCTTTTCTTCCGGGTCGACCAATTGAACAAGCTGTACGCTGTTTATATCGACGTTGTCTTTGATCTTACCGAACCCGCGGTCAAGCATTTCACGCATCATTGATGAATCTCCGCCGATAGCCTTTTTATACATGGCGCGTGCCGCTATTTGCATGCGCGTGAGCTTTTCACCGCTTTCTGTGTTCACTGAACCGGCAAGATACTCCCGGATGCAATCGGACATGGTATCCTCTTTTCGTGGACGTCCATGCGGATTGCGAACTTCGCCTGGTTTTATCGGTTTCCCGCGCGGCATTGCCTTTTTCCGTTTTTTACCGCCTATTTTAATGCTATCATCGCTCATTGTGCTTTCTCTATGTGTATGTCAGGGAACGCCGTTTTCATACGCTCTAGTATCACGCTACAGTATGCGGGGCTTATCTCTATGCCATAGCAACGGCGGCCTGTGTTCTGTGCGGCAATGAATTGACTACCACTTCCTGAAAATGGCTCATAACACACTTCATTTGTGATGGTGTTGAATAACATCGGACGCTCAAATATCTCAACAGGCTTCTGCGTAGGATGTACCCCATCGTTCTCTCTGCCTATTTCCCACACGGTTGTTTGTTTACGGTCATAATACCATGGTGGGCGGTTGCCTTTCACCCATCCGTAATAGCAAAGCTCATGTTTCCAGTGAAAATCACCGTGCCCCATAATAAGCGAAGGTTTAACCCATATGATCTGCCTGTGTATAATGACAGCAGCAGCAGCAGCAGCAGCAGCAGAAAAATAGCCTTGAGTCATTTGTGCATGCCATATGTACCACGCCGCGTTTTTATTCAGAAACTTTGCCGCTATGCTGAAAACACTTGTTAAGAATTCCTGAAGCTTCGCGCCATCGTTTTCATCGTTTGCAATAGTATCATACTTTTCTGTTCCGGTTTCGTCACCATAGGCAACGCCGTATGGTGGGTCGGTTGCCATCAATGCCGCCTTCTCACCGTTCATCAGCCTATCAACGTCCTCGCGCTTCGTGCTATCACCACATAGAAGCCTATGCCCGCCTATGGTATAAAGGTCACCTGCCTGCACTTGCCACTTCTTGTGCAGTTCGTCAGCCTTGTTTATCTGCGGTTCAGCGTCTACGCTTTCCTCGTCAAGAAGTTCCCGCGTTTCCTTTTCGGATACGCCTGTGCTTTCCTGTAGCTGTTCGATCTGCATATCAATGTCTTTCAGTTCAGCCGCGAGCAGTTCATCATCCCATTCGCTGTACTCTGCTGTTTTATTGCTTGCGATGCGGTATGTGCGCTTCTGCGTGGGTGTAAGGCCGATGTGCT